CCAGCAGTTTTTTATCAAAGTTTTTAGAAAAATGGAAAATTTTGTCGTAGATGACGAAGTTTTCTAGAGATAATCTCCCGCTTAGATACTCCTTCAGAAGGATAGGATGACCTTTGGAACAATCGAACAGTTTCGAGAATTCGTTCTCCAAGAACAACCCGTTGCTTTGTTCTTTGAACAAGTAAGTCGAACTCTGTCTCCGTTTTTTCCATTCGGCGTAAGTCCTTTCGCCAGAATTGATAATTTCTCCAATCCATAGATTTTGTGGGTTATCGGCGGAAGAAAAATTTGACACCAAAAAATCAACAACCTCTTCATCAGAGTATTTGCGAGAGGTTTTCTCAAACCAATACTTGTCTTTCCTCTTGTTAAAAGAGGTCACACTAGCACGGGTCTTCGCACCATACTTGAAGAAGTCGTATTTTGGATTTGTAAAATGATTTTTGAGTGACAAATAATGTTGGTAGGTATCAAATGGAGTCACTTTCATAAAGGCAATTTTGCTCTCGAAGTTCGTTTCATAAAATTAAGTCTCGTAGCATCCCACTTCAGTTTTTCTTTTAGTGGTTTAGATACTAACTTAGATATAGAGTCTACCTCAAGTTCATTGATTTCACAATAATGACAAATAGCATCAATATAGTTAAATTTTTCTTCAGCAACAATTTTTTCAATTTCTAAGGCAAATTTTGAGGGGGTCAAAAATTTACTCTCGATTGCTTTTTCTAGTTCTTTATTTGGTTCCATAGAGTTCCAGTTTATCTCTAACAAACTTTCCAATGTATTCTGTGAGAAGTTTGATGTACTTTGATTTGTCTCGCTCTTCATAGACGACGCATTCTCCATTTTCACATGCCATGATAATTACAAGTTTTTTGACTGAAATACCAGTCAATTCATACAGCATACAACCATATGCCATGCACTGTACAAAGTAGTGGTCAATCCACTCTCGGGGTTTTGGTTTTTTTGAAGTCTTGAAGTCGATTATTGCTAACTCGCCGTCATATTCAGCGATACAATCTACTGTTCCAGCAATTCCTAATTGCTTACTATATAGCGAACCCTCAAGGGCGTGTATGTTATTTATACGATTTAGGTTCTCTTTAGAAATCTTGAACAGAAAATCAGAGATAGGTTGAACCTTTGGAAGATTCTCATTCTTGAGATAATGTTCGGTAAGAGTGTGCATATCCGTACCGCGACTAGTTGCTTTTTTCGTGATACGATCTGCTTCTTCATTACCAACTCTTTTCCTCCATTTAATAAAAATCTCCTTATTAAAATGACTGGTCACCGAAGTAATGGAGACCAGTCGGAGGAGTTCTTCTTCATCGGGAACAGAGTAGTATCTCACCCCATCAATTGTCTCCCTCTCAAGTTGAGGGAGACTTACATCAACATAATTAAACATCAAAAACCAGATTCCATTTTTGCAATAATATATTCTTTGACGAGTCCAGAACGAACAATATCGTCAACATCAAACTCAATTATATCAAATGATTCCATTTTACGCAAGATGTTGAGAAAATCAACAATACCATTCTTTTCCTTATCTTTCTGCAAATCAGATTGACGTGCATCTCCACAGAAACAGATCTTAGTATTCTCACCAACACGGGTAATAATACTATCAAGTTCATGAAAGTTTAGATTCTGGAACTCGTCCACAATAACAATCGCATTATCAAGAGTTGTTCCACGCAAAAATGAAGTAGACCAGAACTTGATAGATTCCTGAGATTTTAAGTTTCCATACAGCATTTCAAAGTCTGCATCACTAGGCATCTGGAACATATATTTCACCATATTCTTATAAGGAATTTGGTAAATGTCTGCCTTGTCTTCATGTGAACCTGGAAGAAAACCAATCTCTCTAGTTGCTACAAGAGAGCGTACAAGGTAAATGCGCTCATATGGAGTATTTTCACTCAGAACATCACGAAGAGCATTGTAGAGGGTAATAAAGGTTTTACCGGTGCCTGCACAACCATATGCAACAATATGCTTTCCTTCATTATATGAATCAAAGAGTTGTTTTTGATTATCAGATAATGGATCAATATCAACCAAATACTCTTGACTTAGTGGTTTTTTTCTCTTCATCTGCTTTGCAGTAAGACCAACTCCAATTGGTTGTTCATCTTTTGCAGATGCTCTTTTCCTTCTTGCCATATTTAAATTTTCTTTACAGTTGAACCAGGTGCTTTAGATGCTTTTCCAAGAACATCATTCCACCCTGGATAAGACTTACGAAGTTTATCCTTCCATTCCCCAACTTCAGCTGAAGCAGGACAGGTAGATGGATCTGACCAATCTCGTTGCCATTCGGGATTGTCTTCACACCATTGTGTCCAATCGTGAACACTCATACTAACTTGTTTTTGCTCTCCAGTTTCCTTATGAATAACAGGATACGTTGCCATAATCAAATTTCAATGTATTTTATTTAGACCCACTCAAGGGCTTCTGCACAAGTTGGAAACTGCTCAATAAACACTTTCTTACAACCTTCTGCAAGGTCCATGTGCTCTTTCTGAGTGCCGTTAGCAGTACGGAGATTGATATAATGAATCCATGAGCGACATGAACCAGACATGTAAATTCTGGTGGGTGTGGCAAGAGGAAGCACAAAACGAGCACACTCCTTTGCGATGCCATATTTAAGCATCTCTTGATAGAGTTTCATACCTTCTTGGAAATGATTTTCCATTTTGATTTGAAACTCTTGATTCACAAAGGGATCAATATCATCAATAGAATTCTGGCGATTTTTAGTGTCCTGCCTGCGAAGTTCTGGAAGGGGAATACGTTCTGCCAACATAGAACTGTCAGCATAGCGTTGCGAAAATTCTTGATATGTGAACGAACGGTGCCGGAGCACTTGAGCCGCCACCCCTCTGGTAGTTTGAAGTTCCAGAGTCATAAATGCCTGCTCAAACACAGACCAGTGGTTGTGCTTAATGCAGTAACCCAACAATTTTGCGTAGTTAGGGTTTTCCTGGTTATTGGGGTTTGACACACGAGCAACGTATGCCATCATCTTCTCCGCATCGGGAGTTACACTGATCAGTTTTACACTCATTTACCAAATCCTTTTGACACTTTTGATTCTAGCACAGCAAGCTCTTCTTCTAAAACCCGCAATTGTTTCTTCATCTCAATCAGTTTTTCTTCTGTATAAAGATGTTCTTGCTTCACCAATCTGCGAAGCAATTTCATATACTTTCTTGCCCGTTCAGTCGGGATACCCGTCGTCATCGTTGAATACCTCGTCGTAGTCTGCTTTGTAATAATGTGCTGGATCATCAAAGTTTTCTCTTTTATCCATGTAAGCACTTGGATCAGAGTAAACTTCTGCTTTCAATCCATCAACTAATAGTTCAAGATTACGAACGATAAGTTTTAGTCGTTCCTTGTCCATAATAGTGTATACACTGCACTTATTATAGCATAAAAAAAGAGGGGTCGAAACCCCTCTTTGATTATTAATTTTCTCACCTCTTATGCAAAAGTGTGAGTTCTCCGTAAAGTAAACCAAGAAATGCAATGATAAAAATAGAACCTAATGATGCTACTTGAATTGCTTGCATAATTGCCTCACTTGTTATAAGTGTGACCACGATAGCAGAAAGTGCCGTGTGACTCTTTGCTTTCTACACAACGAGTATCATACTCAACACCACGATATGATGTGTGAGTGATCTGAGCGTCATGCAGTGCTGCTGCCTTCTCGATTTGCTTCTTGATGAGAGTTAGTGTGTTCATTTGTCGTTACCTGAAATACTAGGGATTTTTAGCCCCGTTCCTTCAGTCGTTTGCGTCCCAATAACACTCAGGTTCGGTTGCTTCCCTTACGGTCTCAACCAACTCAATCTTTACATTAGGTGGTAAAGATTTGTGTCTAGCGATCCTGAGCATAATCGCATCAGAATCTTGACAACTGAGTGTAGTATATAGAAATAATTCTATCATGGGATGAACGCTCCGTTCCGCGACTTACTTGCGTCCCACCCAAGAGTGGGATGAACGT